CCTGTAATGCACTAGGGCTATACTGTATTCTTGTATGTAACTTTCTATTGTGTGTTCTAACTTGTTTACATCATGTTTGAACATGGGGAAGTTTTTCCTCCATGTATACATTAACTGGCGTAGTTTAGGAAAATCTTTATCTGATTCAAGTTCCATAATGTATTCGCATAGAAACTTCTTCTATGTAGAATGGATCTTTGTGTGGTGTCACAGGGTTACTTTCAAACTCTAATAAAACGCCAAATCCTGTTGAGTTAACTTGATCACTGGTTAGAGTTTTATTATCCCAAAGATCATCACTGCCGCCATAGATGTAATCGTTTTCAACAGTACCTAAGAAGTTTAAGTACGGATCTAACCAGCCTGTTTTTTGAGATCTATCTTTACCTAGTGTTTTGTTTAAGTGCAGTCTTATAACTCTGTCAGCTACACGATTGCGTCTTTGCGCTTTTATCTGTAGTTCAACTCCAGTTATATTTCCTACAACATCAAACCCAAAGTTAGATAATATCAGTTGATTAGTAAATGTCTGTATAATGCCTGCTCGGTTATATGTGGTGTTTGCCAGTGATTCTAACTCATGTTTGGTTTTTATAACATTAAAATCTCTAGCAGCAAGGGCACCAACACCAGGGCCGAAGTCCCACTCGATACCGTTGTCTACAGGTACCTGTTCTAGAGTTCTTGCTGTTTTCCATTCTGTAATCATACTATTATTTAAGCCGTAAAAAAAGAGGGCTTCGAAAAGCCCTCTTTAGTACAAACAAAAGTTTGTTGATTACTTGAATGATACGCTTGTATCTGTGATCTCAACACGAGCCAAGTAGTCAGCAGCATTACCAAGAGATGATGCAGTGTTTGTTAACTCTACATAACCATATCTTGTCATGAAGCTTACAACTGGTTCGAATGTTGCTGGATCAAGAACAACACCACTGCTCATCAATGGAATGTATGGGCAGTAGAATGCTGGAGCGTCAGATTCTGATGAACCTTTGTAGCCAACTAGCACTGGTGCGCTGTCAGCAGCATAAGCGTCAACATAAACTTTCATTGCGCTGTTCAAAGTACCAACGAACTTGGTGTTTGTTGGAGCTTCGAATGTACCTTCTGTTGTTCTTGCGAACGCAGAAGTTGTAGCACTTTGAAGGATTGTTAATGCGAATGGAGAAACAACAGCGTAGTTACCAGCACCACGACGTGTTCTCTGAGCGATCAAGTTAGCTTGACGGTTGATTAGAACAGCTAGTGCAGCGTGTTCGTCACCAACGAATGTAGCAGTACCTGATACAGCAGTTTGGTCATAAGTTTCTGAACCTGTACCTGCTAGGTTACGTAGTGAACCTAGAACTTCTTGGTCGATTTCAGCTGTGATTTCTTGTGCTAAAGCAGCCATGATTTCTGCTTCGATGTCAATACCTTGTTGGGCTTGTGCATCTTGAGCAGCTTCAAATGTCCAGCGAGCTGACAATTTACGTGTCTTAGCTTCAACTGTTTGTTTCAAGATTTGGATGCTTAGTTTGTTACCAGCTTGACCTTCTAGCGCGGCTGTTGTAGCAGCAGCGGCAGCAGTGCTAGATGAACCAGCAGCGTTACCTGAATAGCTAGAAGCAATCTTGAATGGACTTAGTGCTTCAGTACCAGCTGTTACACCACCTGCATCGCTCGCATAGCGAACACGTAGGGTGTGGATTTGACCAACTGGTCCAGTCATTGGTTGTACACCAACCAATTCGTTAGCAATGACCGTAGGCATTACACGTCTGATCACTGGAAGGATCACACGATTTAGTGTTGCGACGTTACCGGCAGAAGTAGCACCAGCAGTGGCACTCTCCGACAAATACTTGCGGGTATTTTCAAGAGTTGTGGCCATCACTGTACGACGAGTTCCATTTAGGCCTTCTAAAAGTGCCTCTTTGGTTTCCTGCCAGCGTGACTCGAGTAGTTCTGACATATTAGTTCTCCTTAAACTTTAAGTCCCGCGAGCTTGCGGATTGTAAAAATTTCAGCAGTTTTTTCCCCACTGCTGATTGATTGTGCCTCTTTATTGCCTGTAACCTCTGTGCCTTCTGTTAATGCCTTCTTTTTAGGAGCCTCGCCGGCCATTACGGCAGGCAAATATTTGTCATAGGCACCACGTAGTTTCTCTGTTGAAACTGATTCCAACAGTTCACTCATAACCGTTTTCTTATCTCCGGCTAGTGGGCTTAACAATTCGCTCATAACTTCTTTACGTGCTGCCACGTCTTTAGCGACGCGGATTTCACGATCCTTGCTTTCTACAAGGCTTGCTTTTTCTGATACTGCTTTCTTAGCTTCAGCTAACTGAGCTTCTTTTTCAGCAACTACTTTTAATAGTTTTGCTGTTTCAGATTTTTCATTTAGATGACTAGAAGCATATTCGCTTGCGAACGATTCAAAAATTCTACGACCAAAATCATTCTTGCGAGCAGCGTCGATATCTTCTTTCAACTGAGTCATTTCAGTGCGTAGTGCGTTAGCTACTACACCCTCAACGATCTTAGCTGATTTGGAGATAAAGTTTTTCTTAACTTGTTCGAATTTAGTTTTACTTTCACGGACTAGTCGGACTTTTGTTTCTGCTAGGTCTTTCTTGTCAGTGTGGAATTCGGCAATCTCTTTTGATAGAGCATCAACGATAAATTCTTCAAGTTTAGCAAAGTTAGCTGCTACGGCTTTGCGATCTTCGTGAAGTTCAGTGAGTTCAGATACTAGTTTGTGGAGAACGAATTCTTCCATTTTCTTAGCATCATCTTTCATCTTTTTAGCATACTTGGCTTTAGCTTCGATTAGAGCATTACGATCTTCAGCAAGTTCAGCAAGTTCACTTGCTAACTTTTCTTGGATCATTTTGTCTACAGCTTCAACCATTACACCTTTGTCATGCTCATATTTTTGAGCAAACTCTTCGCGTAGATTTGCAGTGACTTGATCACGGTTTTCTTGAACCCTTTGTTGCCAAGCGGATTCAATTTCCGATTTCATTTCTTCGGAAATCACATTATTCTCAAACAGTTTTTTAACAAAATCTAGCATGTGATCCTCCTACTGTTAATTAAGTCCTTGGATGATTTTCTTCAGACTTTCTGCTATGTATTTCTGTGCCTTAATGTCGCCTTGTACTTCCCTTGCTATATTGAATGCCTTATATCCACCTACTGTATTCATTAGATGTTCATATACTGGTGTTGGGTAAGCACCTGGAGCGGAAGGTTGCGCTACAATGTCAACAGTAATGATTTCAAAGTCTGAAACTTTACCGCTGCCATCTTCTGCAACGTTTCCTGATCCTCTTGAACTTACGCCTAGTTTAACTCCTGACTCTAACATGGTTGATATTAGCTGTCCCATGGGAGTCGGAAGTATTTTCATCTTTCCATAACCATTAGGACCGTCCATCCACATCTTTGTAATCATGTGTGACACACGGTCTAGGTTGATGCGTAGATCTGCAGGGTGATCAACTTCTCCTAGCACTGAGTATCCGCCAGCGATCTGTTCATTGACAGTTTTGACAGCCCGACCAATCTCAGAGGATGGGTAGATTCGCTGATTTGCGTTACGGATATCGCCTTGAATGCAGATACCGTTCAAATGCAGCGACTTCTTTCCATTTCCTTCGTCGGAACTTTCAAGGACCAAACCCGCTTGGTCAAAACTCAAATGTTCGCTAAGATAGTTTCTATTCACCGATCAGCTCCGATTACTTGCGGAAAACACTGGTTGTGTTAGTACCAGATTCTTTCGCGCCAGCTTTTTCTGCTCCATGACCTTTGCCGTCTTTGCTATAAAAACTGCTAGTCTTGGTGCCCCCAACTACGTTCACATTACCTGTGTTCATGTCTTGTGGCTTGTTCTTTGTTAGACCGCTTTCTGAGCCACCGCCTTCACCGCCTTTAGCAATGTTAGCTGTAGTACCGCCCATGTCGTTCTTGCCTGCTACTGGAGACTTAGTGTTTTGACCATTGTCACCACCTTTAGCAAACTTGTCGTATGTTGCGCCACCGATTTTTTCTGTGTATTCACGAACTGTTTCTAGTTCAAATGAATCGTCTAGGTTTTCGTCACCAACGTCTGGGCCACCCATGTCGTGGATGCCTGGGTGATCGTGTTCTTCAGCTTCTTCACCAGCTGCTAGTTCTTTGAAAGCTGCTTCTAGTTCTGCGAAGTGATCTTCGATGCTCATTTTTAGCTCTTCGATATCACCCTTAGTTGCTTCTGCGCCTTCGTCGTGATCTTCTTCACCTTCTTCGTCACCGAATGGGTTTTCTTCACCTTCTTCGTCTTCGTCTTCTTCTTCAGAATCGCTAACAAAGTCGTCTGTTGAATCAGCTTCTACAACGTCGAAATCTTCTTCAAGATCTTCTTCGTCGTCTTCTTCTTTGTCTGATGCTTCTTCAAGATCTTCGTCTTCGTCTTCTTCATCTTCAGCTGATGCTTCTTCGATTTCTGACTCGATAAGATCTTCGTAAATTTCTCTTGATTTTTCTACTACGTATTCGTGGAAAAGCTCTTCAGCTTTTTCTGCTTCGTTGTTTACTAGATGCTCTAGCATCTCAGCAATTTTGCTTTTGTCTGCCATGATATGTCCTCCAAAGTGGTTATGGGCTGTCCTTTTTATTTACTACTAAGATAATATTTCGGCATTAAATGGTGCTTTTTTGATCAGATCTGATCAAATAAGTATCGTCCCCGAATATTCCTGAGCAAACTCCTCATAAGTGTTATGCTGTAAGTTTTTTGTTATATCACTAAGTTGCGGTGGTACAAAATCAAACTTACCAGGTTCAATAATCCTGTGATATTTAATGTGTGTAAATTCTTTTAATATTCTTTCTGTTTGATTTAACCAGTTTCCGTAGTATGTAGGTGCTTCGTTTCCACGCTTATAGTTAGGTGTATTTGCGTAGATATTATTAACTTTACCCTCTACTCCCTCGTAGTCAAAACCAAAAATAAAGATCTTTTCGTAGCCGTGTGTACTGGCTAGCCATAGTGCTGTAGGCCCACTGCTCCAACCTTTATGTGGATTAAAGAAGTGAATTCCTGGGTATTGTAGTACTTCTTTATTAGGATTAGTCCACACTTGCTTGCCTAAATGCCAGTGACATCCTACTATTTCATGTACCATTTTTGCGTCTACAGCAACCAAATAATCAGGTTCAAACTCTCTGTATATTGCGTTACACCCGTATATAGTACCGTACTTGCGCAAGGCAGGTAGGTTTAGTCTTAATCGACTAACACCATTACCTAATACAAATGCTATTTTATTGTTGCTGTTCGGCTGGGACTGCTGGTTGGCCATACATTTGTCTTATGAACTCTAACTCAGCCTTTTGCTCGAATTGATGTGCTTCGCTTTGTTTGCGAAGTTGATTTATCTGCCCTAGTGTCAAGCGAATCTTACGAGTGTCGTCTTTTTCTACGACCTCTTTATCGTTTTCACTTGTGTAGCGTTTGTCGTCAACAAACTCGTTGACTTTATCGCTAAAATAGAAGAATTCTAAAAGTTTCATCTATATATTTATCGCTTAGGCTTGAGGAGCGGCTGGTGCTGCTGCGGCATCTGCTGGCATTGCGCCTGTTTCTGCGCCAGCTTCTGCTGCCATATCATCAGGTGCTTCGGCATCTTGTGCAGCCATATCACCTTGGATACCGGCTGGACTTACACCAACACCGCGCATTTCAGCGCCAGCATCAGTGCTTGATGCTATTTTATCACCGTTCTCTTCTCTCCATAGGCGTTCGTTTTCTGTCATCTCTTCTTGGCTCATACCTAAGAATCGTTTCATAGCAAAACGTTTGCTCATGTAAGGTACTTCTTGTAATGCTGCAAATGTCTGTACACGAGCATTATCAAGTTCTGATTGGCGATAAGCAGCAAAGTTTTGTGGTGGATTAAACTGTATTTCAAACAGGCTGTTATCAATATTGATACCGCTGTTGATTAACCAAGTCTTAAATTCTGTGTCAAACTCTGTGACTAAAAGATTCTGTAAACGCTTACAGTATTCGTTAAAACGTAGCTCTTGTATGTAAGCTGTGCCTACTTTTCCGTCCGTGAAAGCTGCTTGACTATCATCAGGCATAGTAGGAAGATAGCTGCTTGGAATACGCAGAGCACGGAATAGCTTGTTGGTAAAATAACGTAGATCATCAATCTCGCCTAGGTTTGTACCGCCCGGTAGTGTGTCAACTTTGGATCCACGCCCTTCTGCTGTCTGCGGGAAGAAATAGTCTTCTGACACAGATAAAGGATTGTATGAAGCATCAACAACACTGGCGCCACCGCCTGTTGAGCTAGGAATACGTCGTTGATTGATTTCGTTTTTTACACGTTCTACGAATCCCATGGCCATATGCGCAGGCATATTACCAACGTCAATATAAAACACGCGGCGTTCAGGAGCTCGCTGAACACGGTAGATAATAATCGCATCTTCTAACAGTTCTTTCTGCTT